AATTGAATTGTAATTGTATTATTAATTATTTATCAATTAAATAATATGCAAGTGCGGCAAATGTGGTAGGAAATAAAAGAATGTTGATAAAAATTAAAATGAATTTAGAACTGAACAGTTCCTCTTTAGTGAATAAACTTTTTAATAATAAGTAATCTTGATGTAGTTTTGTTCGGAGGTTCATACTTTTAATTAACCAACTAAAAAGCCCGATAGCCAAGTGTGATTCATATACACATTACCACTAAACCCATCTCTAAAACCAAAACTTACATAATCACCTACTTCCAATGACATTGAGATTGCGCCACTGTTTAATCTATTAGCTTCTACAGAAATAATACCCATAGTATCAGTTGGTTGCCAGTCTAGACCGTTTTTTTTTATTGTTACTTGTTGTGCGCCTTCGTAACAATAAAGACCATATTGAAAAGAATAAAAACCGGCAACTGGAGCCGTAAATCTATATGTGCTTATATTATAATGATTACCTATATTTGTTGATGTTGCATTAATTGGAAACTCCTGACCAGCATCAACACTCTCTGATCCATCATTGCCATGTGCCATAAAAGCAGGAATATTCGGCTTACTCTCAAATCCACTTGCATCCATTCCCATTAATTTTGTGCTTGCACCTTTGTAAAAATTCAACTCATCATCAGCCGTGGCACGTATACTGAATGTTTCATTGTTGCCATCTAAATCAATACGATTAGAACCGTATATCTTAACTGCCATTTGATTCTCCTGGTGGTACTGGCCAATTCACATTGATTAACTCTCCATTATCATTCAGTGCTGGGGTTTCTGTGTTTGTTAAATCTCTGAATACATGGTCTTTAGTAAGACTATTAGTGTTAGTAAAGTTGCCTAATTCTCTTATCTCCTTTACCTTAGTTGTCATGATATAAATCCTAATTCAGTTAATTTATCGTCAACCATCTGATTAATTTCTTCTGTTGTAAAAATTACAATTTTACTATGAGGGTCGTTGGGAACAGTAGGACGTTTAAATGTTTTAGTACGCTGTATTTCTTTTACCTGTTCAACTGTTTTAGTTTCTACAGTGTCAGGAATATAATACGCACGGTCTGCTTCACTCAAAACAATACCAATCCAAGTATGTTCAGTACTTCCACCAAAAATAGTACCAATATGAACCCACTCAGGGTCAACTAATACTCCGTTTACTAAATGTCTTTTATATTCTATAAGTTCCATCATTTAATCCTATTGTGTTGGCCATGGCTGATTTTGTAAATCTATATTAGACGCACCTTTGTATCTTGCCGCAGTTGTAATGCGAAGTTCATCAAAGAAATGAGAATTGTTTTCACTTGTAGGTGAAGAAAATCCTAATTTAAAGTCATCTGTGTTATTTTGTGATACCCAACCAGTTGTGTTTTGTGCTACTCTGCTTCCATTAACCCACCAACTATTAGTTGAGCCATTTTTTTCAAAAACCATCCAGTACCAATTTCCCTGATACAAAGAATTTGCACCACCACTCTGAATAACAGTGGTATTTGTATACCAATACATTCCATAACCGGATCCACCGCCACTACTACTAGCTCCTCCATATTTAATAATACCTTCATTACCTTGACCACCTACCCAGTAAAAGTGACCATAACTATTGTTAGTACCGTATGGCATAACCCAAAATTCAATTGTAAAATCTGTATAGTTTGCTGGACTAAAGTTTGCTGCTTGACTATTGATATTAATATAACTACCAGTTGCACTGTTGTTTATTTGATACCAGCTTGAACTAGGCGCATTTATAAATGGTTTTCCAGGCGCAGTGGTGGTTGATGCGCCTTGTGATGTAATGTTGTATGTACTGTCTTGGATAGTAGCAGTAGTTGTACCGCCACGTAGATAAAGTTTTACATCGTTAATATAAGGATCTCCAGGTTGTATTGCCAAACTCTTCCAGTCAGTTCCATTGTAAAATTCAACACTAGTATTACTAGTATTATAGTACATTTGTCCTTCTACTGGTGAACTTGGAGCAGAAGCAAATGAATGCAATATTAAACCATTTGGACTAATTATCACATTATCATTCAAATCTCTCAGTTCTCTGATTCTTAAAGCACTTGGCATTCGTTACTCTCCTGGTGGTACTGGCCAATTAACATTTGTAAGATTTCCATTTTCATCCAATTGTGGTTCACTGTTTGCAGGTAAGTCTCTCAATGCTTGACAATAATCAATCCATTCTTGACTTGGTGTTAGGTCACTACGAAAGCGCCAATCGGTTTGTTGAATTAAACGGTCTCTTTCAATACGTAGCAATCGTAGTGGTTCGGCTGCTTCAAGTTCTGCTATTTTTGCTTGGATTTGTTCTTCGGATGGTTGAGTTTGAATTGAATCTGCCCAAAATAGTTTACCTCCACGTATTGACCATTCTGCATTAGGTCTTAGATTGTGTAAGGCATCAATTATAGATACGGTCATACCCTTATCTCCATGACTGTCATATTTAATGCTGTGTATAGTTGGGTTCCGCTACCAATTCTCCCACCAAACCATGAATAAGTTCTTTGAACACCAACCGTATGGTCTTGATGTTTATCCATGTAGGCATATTGACCTGGATGATATAAGTCTCCGCCTGTATTATTGAAGAATCCATAATGCGTATACCATATATAGTTGTTATCATTATACGCATTTGTTCCCGCTCCATTCCAGTTTTTAGAAAGTAATATTTGACATCTGTATCCTGTGTTAATTCCAAATCTTCCAGATAAAGTAATATAAAAATAACTTGTTGAATGTATAGGGGTTATACTAGTTTCTATTAAAGGTAATAATGATGTGCTATTATATGAAACCGTTTCAGAAATTTGTGGTGGTGAGGCGTCAAAATTTTGATTATTTGTATCCGATAAATTCGTAGATTGTACTTGAATCACATGTCCAGCAGGAAACACAACATTACTTGTCAATGCTCCATCACTCATCAACACTTGGTCATTCAGTCTTCTAATCTCATCTGTCTTGATTATACTTGTTGCCATTTATACTATCGTCCATGTTGAGCCATCAGGCACTGTGATAATCACACCATTTGCAACTGTCACAGGTCCAGCAGTTAAAGCATTCTTGTTTGTAGGAATTGTATATGAATTATTTATCGTGGTATCGTTCTCCCAGAAGATGTTATCTGTTCCACCACCAGTCGCACCAAGCTTTGTGGCATCTGTCAAACTTGTTCTGCTGACAATCACCAGAATGTCATTTTGATTTGGTGGATCTGTCAACGTGACTTTGTAGTTGTCAATGTTGTAGTCGGCACGATTCAAACGAATTCCATTGAGAAATACATCCGTATGACTTGGTGTGATGTATTGCGATGAATTGAACTCAGTTTCCAACAAGTGTGAAACAAGAAACTCTTGTCGATTCTCTACAATCTGATGTGCTGCAGTCACTGCAGTTTTGGAAACAATGGAAACTAAATCATCCAATACCGCATCTTCACTCAATGTGATTGTTCTGTCTGAAATTGAATAGTCATCTACAGACAACTTGATTCCATTCAAATATACATCTGACAGGCTTGCTGTGATGTCACTCACAGTTGTGAATGTATTTTGTGTGTTTGCTACAACCGTGAACTCCTCTCTCACTTCAGCTACAGCATTCTCTATTCCAACGGCATCAGTCCCTTTCTTCATGATGACTGTTATGATATCATTTAAACTTAAAGTGAACAATAAAGTTAAAGTTTTGCCATTGAGTGTGTAATCGGTATCAGAGAGTAGAATTCCATTGTAGTAGACATTGGTATAATCTGCTACTGGGTCAGTGGTCAGTGTATAACTTGTGATTCCAGTGTTCGTGATCAGAATCTCTTGCTTGACTTCAATTGTTTCTACACCTTGTGTAAGTTCATTGCGATATTCAAAAGCAAGAGTGTCATTGAGCAAAGCAGGTGAAGTGAGAACAACTGTAGCACCATCTGTAGCGGTGTAGTCTTCTGAGGCCAAACGCACACCATTCTTGTAGACTGCAATGAAACCAACTGTATATCCTGCAGTTCCGAAGATGGATTGTGTAGCATTTGTTACAACATGCTCTTCACGATTTTCTGTTACTTTGAGTACTGGTACATTACCGATGTATGCCATAGATTAGTTTATGCTGGTGGTGTGGGCCATATGACGTTTGTTAATTGTCCATTCTCATCAAGTTGTGGGTCTACTGTTGCTGGTAAGTCTCTGAGTGCTTGACGATAATCCAACCATGCTTGTTTGTCTGGATTTGGATAGTCAACAGTTGCTCTCCAATCAGATTCCAATAATAATTGGTTTCTATGTTGCCTCAAATTTTCTAAAAATATTTCTTCTATTGTTGGAATTGGAGACTTTACAAATGCACCATCTACTTCTACATCTCCATTATCATTCAATTTGTATGTAAAATTACTATCAAAATCAGCATACCAAATTTCAATATATTTTTCATGAGGATGTGATTTATTCTTAGCAGATATATATTTATTTGTTTCTTTATCAAAATATAAGTACATGTTTTTAACTCTTATGCCGCATTATGATTAAATACAAAATTTATACGATAGGCGAAACCCGCCGCTCCTGAAC